ATCCATTGGCGCATCCTTCATTGATGCGGAGTACTTGGATGCTGATTCGTATGGCTCAATAGCATACCGCTTACCTATGCGGTCGGTGATGGGTCGGTAGAGGACTGCCATCGTTTTGTGCAGCTCTTGTATGTCACCCATATAATTGTCCAAGTCCACATACTCCCCAAAGGTGATGTCCTCAAGATTAGGGATGAACCCGTAGGTTTCACCGCCCATCGTGAACTCCGTCTTTAGGTTTGGCTTCTCGTTGAACATCGTATTGATGTGGCGCATCACATTGGCTACGCTTGCGAACTTTACGTTGGGCAGTTCTGCCAGAGGCACTCCGCAGAATATCTCAAGCATCTTGTGGGTCAAGAACTCCTCATCGCCCTCTAACCTCGCAAAGCGTTGGTATTGGTCAAGCGTGATCTCTGATAGGGCGGTGGGTACAATTACCTTTAGTTCCATTGTATTAAAATAACCTTTTAGTTTTAGCGTATGGCATACCTGCCAAAGTTAGGGCGGCTCAACTTGTTATACGTTGCATAGCGAAGCGCATCTATGGCGTGGTTGAATGCATCAATCGGTTTGTTTAGCAGGTTGCCGTTCTTATCTTCTACCCACTTGTAGTTTTGAAGTTCCTTAATTAGATTGCTGCTTCGTGGGGTTACAAATAGCTTGTGCCGCTTCAGTACGTCAATGCCCACTATGACGCTATCTGCGCCCTTCTGCGTGGGTTTCACGTTCCATCCCATACGATGCAACTCCTCAATAGATTTGGGTTCAGCAGAGTCAGCATATATCTCTGCCCTTCTATCAAGACCAAGAGAGTTCAATACGTTGCTGATGTCGGGATTTGTCATCCCCGTGCGGTAAATCAATTCATCCACATAAAGATTATCACCCGACTTGTAAACTGCCACAAGTGCGGTAGGGTCATTGGTGTACCCAAAGTCCATCCCGTGACATAAGAGCGTGGCATCCGTTGGTATCTCTGCCTGCCCGTATTGGAAGATGGTGGCTCTGCTCATCCCACGTTCTCCTAATCCGTAGATTCTCCAGTAATCATTGTCCGTATGTTGCAGCCTCTCTATCTCCTCCACGATTGAAGCATCCAAGAACGGGTTATCAAGGTAGGTTGACTGGATGTAGGTAACGTCATCACGGGTCAGCAACTTATCGTAAATCCAATGGAACGCATCAGAGGGGTTGTAGTCAACCCATATCTTGCCTGTGGTACGAATCAACAACTGAAAGAAATCCTCCCAAGTGAGTTCGTTTGCCTCGTTGCAAAATAGGTAGTCACGTCTTGCTCCCCGTTTCTTCTGCGGTTGGTCAAGGCTGATGAACTCAAAGAGGTTGCCGTTCAGCTCGTAGGTGTAGTCGCTCTTGTTATGCCGTGCCTCATCGTACAGTCCATTCACATTTAGGATTTCAAAGAAGTCACGATAGGCCGTCATCTTTAGAGACGGCAGCGACTTGCGCACGATTGAATACACCTTGCCTCTATCCTCCATCGCCATCACGATGAGCATCTGCAAAAGCGAGTACGTCTTACCAGAACGGCTACCGCCTTGATTGACTACTATCCGAGTTGGTGCGGTGTAGTTCTTCTCAAAGAGTTCGCTACTCTTTAGGTTTAGTTCGGACAATCTCTACTTTGATTTTCGTTAGCTCATCCGATACTTCGTGTGAGTTCTCCACCCTTGCGAGTTTGGGAGTCGTGTACTCTGCCATCTTGTTCAAGAGGTCAAGTGCGCCCTTCGGGTCATCAGCAGCAACTTGGGTGAGCCATAGGGTCATATTCTCAAGGTTGGCTTCTATAAGGGTTTGGAATGCCTCTCTGATTTTGTTGGTGGTCTTGTTTGGTGTTCCGCTTGGCCTTCCTGTGTTGCCTGCTATGAACCTGCCTTTGTCATCTTTCATATCCGTTAAATTCCGTTATTTTCGGTTTTATCTAAATAACCCTTTTTGCGAGGTGGTGATCGTGTGTTGCTTTAAGTCGCTCCTTCCATTCTTTGATATCCCCGTATGCAACGTGGCAAGGTCGGCATAGAGCCATTAGGTTTTCTATCGTATCAGCAATTTTGCTTCCACCCATTCCGCGTGATTCTATGTGGTGAATGTCAACCGCAGTAGCTCCACAAACTTCGCAGCCTATCCAGTCACTGGTTGCATAGCCCATCCCTTTGAGATAGACCTTTGTGTGGTTCTTCATAGTCCGCAGTATCCCGTATCGCATTCGTTAAAATCATCATCAAACAATTCAAACTGCGAGTTCCAATTCTTGATGTCATCGTAGGTCATCTCTGAACGCCAATGTGCATTGTTGATGCTCTCTCGTTCACGCTTGGCAAACCATTCTAACTTATTGGGATGCTTGTCAAACATCTTGCGAAGTAGCAAAGGGCTTTTATGAAAGCACCCTACGCAGTTGTTCATCCAAGCAAAACGTACAGGCTTGCCAAGCCAATACTTTTCTATGTGGTCTTTGTAGATGTTGTCATCTATCAATGGGAAGTGAGGCTTCTGATATGGAACATCTACCCATTTGTTTCTGCCGTCTTTGTGTTTCTCGAATGTTGCTTTGAATGTAGTAAGGCCATCTTGGTTCACTCGCTCCATCATATTCTTTGCTCTACTGGTTTCGTTAGCACGAAAGCCTATGCGAGTTTCAACAGGCTCACCAATGTTCTCTGCCATCCAATAGAAGATAGGTTCAATCTTCATTTGTATGGTGCAGAATCGTTGCACCTTGTTTGGCAAGTAAACCTTCTCCTTTCGTTGTGTGATTTGGTCAAAGGTCTTGCCCGTCACCCAAGTGATAGGTCTGCCGATGTGCTGCTCAAGGTCAAGCATAGTGTAGATAATCATATCATCTTCTGCCGTTCCGATGAATGGAGCTTGGATTCTGTCTTCTACCTCTTTGCGTATTTTGGCATCGGGGAATAAACAGTTCTTGTCCTCAATTCTTACAAGAGAGAAGATGTCATAATCCGCAGGATAGTTTGCTGCGATGTACGAGGAGGTCTTGCCTCCCGACAATGAGTTTAGCGTTTTCACCTTTGGTAAATCCAACAGTCATCAATGAACGTAGCACGAGGCAGCAGTTCATCAACGGCTTGGATTACACCCTGCCAATGTTGGTGGTAGTCATCTCCTGCGATGAATCCTCCCTTCTTTACTTTGGGTAGCCATAGCTTGATATCCTCCTTTACCGCCTTATAGGAATGGTCAAGGTCTATGAATACCACGTCAAGGGATTCGTTCAGAAACATTTTTGCAGCTACTTTGGATGTTGCTTTGATTACATTGTAATTACGCGAACCCATATTCTCCAAGAATAGCTCGTAGATGTCGTTGGTCTTGGCGAGCTTGTAGTAGGAGTCTATGTACTCTGCCGTTCCTTTGAAGGAATCTATGATTGTGATTTCTTGGTGTGTTGCTTTGTCGCATAGGTAAGCTGATGACTTACCGAGCCACGCACCCAACTCTACGAATGTGCCGTCTTCGGGCATATTGGCAAGTAGGTAGTCGTATGCTGCTTGGTGGTTGAACCACCCGTCTATTTGTTTGCTCGTTTTCATTTTAGGGCGTTGTAATAACAAAGGTACTGCTCTACGCAGATAAGTGTGCCTTGCTCGGATGCTGCTTGTGCAAAGGTACCATCTGCCTCATACGTCATTTCAAAGCGCAGGTTGGGCAAGTCGTATGGCTTGAACATATAGCAGGCAGTATCTATGTTGCCGACTCTTGGTTGGTCGGTAGGGCGTAGCCTACCTACTTGCCCCCACGTTACGATTGAGCAGTCAAGTCCGTTTAGGTTGTTCCACTCCTCAAGGAATTTTGGGTGCAGGATATTGTCATCATCCAGATAGTACACCCAATCTTCTTTGGTAAAAGAATCAGCATACAACTCAAGGAACTCATTGCGTAGGGGGTGTCCTGCGGTACCTGTGCGTGTGGAGTAGTGTGTGATTGATGCGCCTGTTGCTCCCTTGAAGTCGGTAGCAGCATCCATCATCACCACCCACGTTGCATAGGCAGGGATATGTTGTTTTAGCCTAACGAGGTTATGAGGGCGTGAGCAGGGGGTGACTATGTAAAGCATCGCAGTTCGTTTATCTTATCCATCGTGAAGTCCTGCACATACTCGTATAACGATTCTGTTAGGTCAGCCACTTGGTTTGGGTTTTCTTTGAGCCTCTTGATTGCTCCTGCCCATTCGCTTGGGTGCTTGATAGCAATACAATTATCTTTTGTAATGTACGGGGAATAGGGTTGCGTGTTGCTCACTATCAAGGCGCATTTGCTAAAGCCTGCCTCAAGCATCTTTAGGTGCGACTTGCACTTGGCGAACTCGGATGTCATAAGCGGTACGAGGCTCACGTCAAAGAACTCGTAGAGTTTATGGTAGTGTGTTGGTGGCATCGTGGGCAGCCTATGGCTTGCCTTCATTATATCTGGGTAGCCATCTACCTCTGCCACATACCCTTGATAGCCCTCAAGGTTGATTGTGGACTCTCTAACATCTGCTGCGTGGTGGTTGCCTCCGATATACCCGAAGCGTACTTCTTCGCTTGGCTTTCTCTCTACCTGCCACGTTGCTACGCTGATGGCGTTTGGTATGATTCGGATGTTGGTATTATACTTTTTTACTTTAGAGGCAAGGTGCTTGTTTGTCACCCATACCTCATCAGCCGCTTTCATAGAGCGCACGATGCGCGTTCTCATCTGCTCAACGTACAGACCTTGCAGGGGATGCGTAGGAGGCAGCACCCACCAATCATCATTGTCAACGATTAGCTTGATGCCCTCCTTACGGCAGAGCTTTACGAAGTCATCAAACGGCTCTACTGGGAATGCACGGCTTGCAAAGATGTGAGTGACTTTAGGCCACATCTCGGGGTCAATGTCCGTTATCTTCTCAATAAAAAAGACATCGGCATCCTTGTGGCATATCAAGGGTGCAAATGTCCTATGGTGTGATACACCCGAGTTCTGCTTGTGGAACGCAAGCACAAAGGGTCTAATCATACGCTCGCCTCTTGGTCTTTGAACCATTGCGCCATCGCTTTGCGGTCTAAATACTTTACCCACATCCGAGCAGCTACTGCTCTACGTTGGGGCTTGAAGGGGTAGGTGCTACGGAGCTGCGCCATAGCAATCCTCATAAACTGATCTTGCATTATTCTTTGGTATTTGAGGTGTTGCAAAAAATGCAACGATTGGTTTAATGTTAAAGTTTGGTATTCCAATGGTATTCACATTGCCCGTTCTTGATTGGTACTCCAAAGAAAAACGATTGATACATTCCCGTTGAGGCGGTAAAGCGGTAGCAGGTTTCTTTGAGGGCGCAGCCCTCTCCTGTGCATTTAGTGATGTCGGTCATAACGTGCCTACTATTGTGTACGAATCCAAGTCCTCACCCAAGATAAAGAACTGCTTGTACAATTCTATTGCCTCTAAAGTCTTACGCTCACCCTCTGCCACGAACTCGGGACTCACCGAGTAGATGCCTATGTCAAGGCTTGCCTTGTCAATAGCGACAAAGAAGAACTTGTCAATCGGCACTCCAAACAATCGGGTGTAGATGAACGCCTGCACATCGTAGCCGTACTTTTTGGCAGAGTATGGGAATGCTCGTAGGTCGGTTGTTGTTTTCAAGTCAGCCAAGAATCCATCAGCGTAGATGTCAGCCTTTGCCCTAAAGGGCAGGCCGCCAATCATACCAATTTTTGGTACTTCAAACTCGCAGCCTGTGATAAGCCCAAGCACGTTCTCGTTGCGCAGGAGCGCATCAGAGATACGTTGCGCCTCGTTGTACTCCTTACGGGTACAAAGGTTGCGCTTGCCCTTCGCATCCTGCCAAGCCTTTGCGTTTTTACTCTGCACCTCAATCACCTCGTAGTCTGCTACCTTGTGAGGCTCAAGAGCCATCAGGTGAACGAGCCTGCCTACGGCAAATGCATCGGAGTCCTCGCTGCCGTACTTCGTAACGTAGTGATACGTCTTTGGTGATGTCAGCAGCAGCTTACAAGCAGAGGAGGATAGAGCGTTCTTACCCAGTACCCCGTAGTAAAATTGGTCATCGTGCATCTTCTCAAGGATTGTCTCCATATCCCAAGTGCTTCCGTCTAAAAGTTCTATGATTTTCATAAGATTGGTTTTGTTAATTAAATAAAGGTATGCATTTTTTTGCGACTGCTGCAACCACGTCAACTGTTACTGCGTTACCGCATTGCTTGTATCGTTGGGAGTTGCTCATAGGCTTCACTTCTCCATCGTAATTGCCATAAGCCGTATGCTGATCTGGGAATCCCTGTAAGCGTTCACATTCAATAGGCGTTAGCCTTCTGATGCGGTAGCCATCAAATAACCCTTGCGAGTTGTGCTTCGGGTCAGTTAGCGTTGGAATGACATCACGAACCGATTGATTGTAAAAGTCAAGACCTTTAACTTCTCCTTCAGTTAAAGTGTTTCTTCTGACTAATTCGTTTGCTGCTTCGTATTTGTAGTTCGGTTGAACTACTGCTTGATTGCAACTCGTTTCAAGTGTCTGCGCCTTCTGCTTTCCTACACGGCCTCTGCGAGTTTCGCTTTGAGTGCGAGAAGTGTAAATGGTATCACCGCTTGTTGCTTCTTCGTACCCTAAACTTGTGGCTGACTTTACTCGTAGAATCAAATCATTTTTACCTTGATTAAGAGCAGGAACAATACCATCAGCATCGTACACTCGGTCTTGCTGATAAGGTTGCGTACCGCTATTAGAATCAAGTTTAGTTCCGATTTGCTTTACCTTAACCTTCATTGGGTCAGCAAATGTGTGAGCGGTAACACAAGGAGCAATTCCATCTTCTCCATATATCAAACCTTGCTGACCGCCCGTTCCCCTATCTCCAACTACTTCAATCCGTTTGCTAATACCATATTGATTGCCTTCTGCGATAGGAAATACTCCTCGCCAATCTCCTCCTGTGGTTGTAGAATATCCGACAAGGTATATCCGCTCTCGGTTTTGGGGTAGAAACCAACTTGTATTAAGCAGTTGCCATTCAAGTCTATAACCCCCAATGTCGGCAAAGGCTTGGATAATCGCCCAAAAGTCTGCGCCATCATTTGAGGAGAATGTCCCTTTAACATTTTCCCAGACAAATACACTTGGTCGGCATTCGCTAATAAGACGGATTGCTTGGAGGACAAGAGAACTTCTTTGTCCTTCCATCCCCTTTCGGTTTCCTGCCAATGAGAAATCTTGGCAAGGACTTCCAAAAGTGATGAGGTTGATTCTTGGAAGGTCTGCTCCTCGAACATTGGTAACTGAACCGACATAGGTTGAGGTTGGAAATTGATGTTTGTAAACTGCGATTGCGTGTTTGTCTATCTCCGAGAAGTAGGATGTTATTTCATATCCTGCTCTCTCAAAGCCTAAATGGAATCCACCTATCCCACTAAACAAATCAAGGTGGTTAATCTTCATTTGTTGAATGTTGCTTCGTGCCATTGCTCAAATGGAACACTAACTGATGAATCGCGGTAAGCGTAACGCAAGTGTATGGTCTCAATAGTTTCAATGTCTTTTAGGATTGATTCTGACAGGCCACAGGTCTTGAGGTCTCGGAGTATTTGGGAAATAGTTTGCATTGTGTGATTGGTTTTAATTATTCTTCTGATGCTACGGTTGTTGCCCAATTCATCCATTTGATGTAGATGTCATCGGCAAGCTTTGGGGTTTCTCCATAAATGGATGTGGTGGGGTAAGCTACGGTATTGGTGTAGCCATCCTCATTGTAGGTCTCCTCAACGTAGGTGATGTCCATCTCGTACTCGTAGAAGTCAGCAACGTGGGCAAAGCCGAGCCACTTGGCAAGAATCTCATCGGAGTTCTTGTCATCGGGGTTGTAGTCCTCAAGGGCATCCCAATAAGACTGCGGCAGTAGGTCGGCATCTTCGAGCCAAAACTTTAGGTCGTTGTATGTAAATATCATATCCCAAGAAGTTCAAGAGTCCATAGGTATGCCCAAAACGTCAACGCAAGAGCGCAGAAGTAGGTGATGTTTTTAAGTAGTAGTTTCATCTGATTGGTATTAAATGTTCTCCAAATGTAATACAACTTTTTGGATTATTAACAATCAAAATAAAAATAAATAAAAAAAAGAGGACTACTTGCCCTCTCTGAATTGTGTGTAGCAAACTGCTACTGCTTGATCTTTGTCTGGGTACTCGCTTCCGATAGCCTCCAAGCAGCGTTGGATGTATTCGGATTGCTTTTCACCGCTTTGTACTTTAGGTATTGGCATATATCTTTTTTGCTTTTGTTAGATTTAAGAAACCAACAACCTTGTCTACCTTTTCTTTTCTTGCAAAGTCGGTTGTTGCGGGCATTTTTTTGGTCTGCCAATCTATTTCAACCGCAGATAAATTAAAAACATAGATGCCAACTGGGGTGGAGTTGATGTAGATTGGCGTTGTGCCAAACCTCGCAGCACGACTTATTAAATTATCATACTTCATCTTCTCAATAAGCAAATCATCGTAGTGCGTTCTTCGGCATTTTAACTCTATGTCATATTGATACTTTGCAGAATAACAATCCCAATGCGACATAGGCTCATCGCTCATCTCTAAATCTGGTATGTGATTTTTTTGGAGATAATCAAACAACTCCTGCTCGCTCATTAGTAAGCGTTGTATAACGTCTCAAGCTCCTGCAACCTACCTCTCAAGCAAGAGCCGCAGTTGGTGGGCTTTACCGAATCCTTAAAGACTCGGTTGTAGATTCTATTCACCTCCGTCTGCTCAATGGCGGTCACGGTGTTCCTGCCTCGCATTGTGCCAACAAACTCGTATTCTTCTTTGGTCAAGCATTCAGGCTTCCTGTACCGAAATAGCTTGTTTAGTTTCTCCTTACGAGCATCGCATCCGCAGTCAACACCAGTTGCTTCGCTGAACCAATCTACCGCAGCCTTGATGCCTGTGGCAGTTGTGATTTGCTCTATGGTATCACCCAAGCCGCTTGGCTTCTTTGTACGCTTGGTAGGTGTCTTGGCAGTCTTCTTGGATTCGCTCTCTTGCATTTTTTAGTGTGTTGAATATGGAACGTGCTGAAATCTTGGTCTCATCCGCTAAAGTACGGATGCTCATATCGGTGTTGTGGTATAGTGCAAATATCTTTTTGTCGTACCAGTGCCAGTCAGTCTGGGTACTCCATACCCTGTCGTAAAGTTGGATAAGTTGCACCTCTGCATCTTCGTTGGCCTCCTCGTAGATAAACTCCTCAAGGATGTCCACGTCTACGAATTCAAATCTTGCTCTCTGGCGCATCAGGGTGGCGTACATATTTCGCAGCGTAACGTACACAAAGAAGGTATTCACCTCCGTCTCGTTGTACATTATCTTCTCTGCGTCATCCACATATTTGTAAAGCCTGACGTACATCTCCTGCACAAGCTCTTGGGCAAGGTCATCACTCGCCCCAAAGCTCTTGCACATCCGAATCCAATCGGTCTGTCGCTTTGCTAATACTGCGAGGAGTCCCAAGTGATTTCTACGATTATCACAAACAGGGCAAACTGAACGGTGTGCATCACAATATCCTCTTCAAGGTAGTCGGTCTTTGACCAGTTAGCCCCAACTACAAGCCCATAGATTGGGTAAAGTCCTACGTTAAAATTCATCAAATGTGCGTTTAAGAGTTAGATACAATTCCTTGTATTTAGATAACTCCGCAACGACTTCATTGAGTTTATTTAGTTCCTGCTCCATCGCCTCAAAGTCGGGCTTGTCTATTGTTGCCATCGGGTTCTCTTCAAGAACGCAGCAAGCGACCTTGTAGTAGTGCTGATAGTCCCCGTAGATAAGGCGGTCTTTGTGCATCCTTACGGCATAGGCTACGCTTGAATGGTCTTTGTCTATGGCCTCACCCAGTTCGTGCAGGGTTGCGTGGTTGCGGAATGCTGATACGAATGCTGCTCTTGCAGTAGATTCTTTATGCGCACGGCTTCCATTGTCTTGGAATCCCAGACGGGCATAGTACTGTTCCTTGCTTACTTTTAATTGGCGTATTTCAAATGGTCTCATTAGCATTTGCAGCGTTTCGCTCTGCCCTCGTTGTAATTGGTTATTATTTTAGTCATCGGCATAGTGTAGTGCTTGTGGTCTGAAAGTCTCTTAAACTTCATCTCACTCGCCCACTCCACTAAATTGTCATCTTTGTCTTGTACTATGGTGTAGTCAACCACAAGGTAGTCCACCCCATCTACTGCAAAGCATTCGTACTTCTGAAAGGGAGATAGAATCTGCCTCATAGATTGTCTTCTATTATCCCTTGCAGTCGTTGTATCTCGTAGTGCATCTGCTCGCTATCTACTCGCAGCTTGGCGTTGGCAAGGTACATCTCGTTCATCTTGCCCTCTGTGAACTGGCGGTAGTCAATAAACTGCTGAAGAAGTAGGTCTGCGTAGTGGCAGCTCATAACGTGGTGCAGGATGTCATCTTGTACCTCTCTGCCTTTTGCTTTGTCTGCTGCTTGCTTGGCAAGCCACATCGCAGTACCCGCAAGCATCAACTGCTTCTCCCTTATGTAAAGGTCGTGTGAGTCATCAGAAGGGTACATCGCTCGCAGGGGTTTCATCCGTTTTAATTGGCAGCAAGTTACGCCCATTTATGACAAAGCCTACGTTACCTAATACGCTCTGCAAAACAAGCGGAGTTTCAAGGGGCGTGATGCGCCCTCCCGATTCCATCTCCTTCACCTTCCGAACGTGGATGTGGGTGTATATCCAGTCGGTTTCGTGAGCCGCAAAACGGTGAATCACAACAAAATTGTCGCTGCGAGACATCCACTTGCCCCCCCCTTCAACATCTGCCGCATTTGGTGGCATTGGCATCCCCTCGTATGGGTGGCCTTTGTAGAAGACCTTACGCATTGCTTCGGTTACAGGGTGAGCGTTTACGATTGTAGTGACGTTGTTCTGATGTGCAAATACCCGAAAGGCAGATGCTACCTCGTAGTGGTATTCGTGCATCCCTGTCTTGCCGAGTTTCTTTTGATCTGTTGACAGGGAGTTGTATGGGTCTATCAAAGCACCTGTATAGTTCCATTCGTTCTTGATGGAGTTCATAACCTCAAGAAGTTCAAAGGCGGTAAAAAGGCGATTGCCGTCAATAAATTGAAAATATTCGTTAATGAAGTCCAACTTGCGGTACATCATCCCCTCATCAATCCCTTGAATCGGTTTGCAAACAAGGAACTCAATGAGCTTGCGCTTGAGGCTTGGCACTTCGTTCTCGGCAGAATAGATGAGCCACTTCTTGCCAAAGTTATACGATTGCAAAAGCATCAGATAAAGCAGCGTGTGGGTCTTGCCTACGTTGGCGTGACCTACCACTACGACAAACTCACCGTCTTTAAGGCGCAGGTACTGATCTACTTCATAAACACCGAGCTTGCCCGTGTCGTAGTACTTGCCCTTTAAGGCTCTCTGGAGGTATGGTAACGAAGATTCGTTAGATAGTAGGTCGGGGTGTATCATTGATTCTGATTGGTGAGCAAATATAACAAAATAGTTGACATAAAAAAACCCCTCCGTAGAGGGGCTTCACACAACGACCTAATATAAAACCAATCAGAAAGGGTCGTTGCGATTTGCGAAATGCTCGGTGTGTGATGCAGGAGCAGCACTCTGCCCTGTCATCCAAGCATTGAAGGTCTCTGCGTTGGCAAGGATGGTGTTCACATCGTGTTGCGCAGCACAAGCGTACTCAACCGCAGCCTTTAGAGCAACCTGTCGGATGATTGAAAGTGAGCGGTCATCGTTATTTTTAGGCGCAGATGGTGCGGACTGGGTGTAGCCACCACCGCCAAAAGCATTGGCGCGTTGGATTTTAACGGTACCCTTTTCGTTCTTGGTGTACTCCACGTCTTCGCCTACGGCATAGGGTGGTGTCTGTGACTTGGCAAAGGCAGTACCGAAATCGCCATTGTCAAAGCGAACCTCTAACTTAAACAGGTCTTGCCATTGGCCTGTTGGGGTGATTGAAATAATTTTTGACATAATAGATTGGTTTTAGATAAATAGAATTGATTGCTGCTGCAAAACCTCAATACGAGCTTCAAGCTCTTGTACCTTGTTTTGTAGTGCTTGGATTTGTGCTTGTTGCACTTGCACCATCTCGGTGTAAACGTCTGAACTGAAAGATAAAGTCATAACTGATTGGTTTTAAGTTATGCAAATATACAACTTATTCTGATACCAACAAACCAGTGAAGGTTATTTCTGCCGTGTCTTTTGGAATTGTTGTATCGTGTACCAACTTTAAGGAATGCACATATTTGCGTGAGTCATCCTTCACGCCACCCCAAGTCTTGAATGCGTCAAGCGCAAACTTCACCGCCATTATCGCATTGTCAATATCGTATCGGTAGTTCACCTTGCAATGGATGTGGACATCCTTTATCTCTTGCAGGTCATACTTCTCAAGCTGCGACATCACCTCCTTTGATACCAACTCCTTTGCCTTCACACGGGCAGTCCAATGCTTGGATGCGTAGAAGGCGTTTAGGCTTGGCACTTTGCCGACTACGACCTTGTACGTTTTCAGTTGTCGGGTATCAGATAGCCGCATTGAATGGCGAAGTGCAGGTCTATCTTGGCAATCTCACCCAGTAGCTCTTGTTCTTTGTACTTCGCCTGTTGGCGGGCTTGGTATGAGGCTTCGCAGTTAGACATCAGCGTAGCGCACTCCTCAAGGATGAAGTCTATCTTCCTGCGTTTCGCTGGATTAGTATAGTACTGCATATCGGCCTGTTGTTGTTTGGCTTCCTTCGCTTGTTGCGCTAATGGTTTGCTGCTCATCTTGGCGTTCAAGTTCAAAATTTAGGTGTGCGATAGCCTTGCGGATATCATCGCAGATAGGGTTGTGAGGTTTCTTACCTGCTCTCATTAGGTAGGTGAGGGCAGTTCCAAGATTGTAATTATCAGGTTGGAAGTCCATCACCACATCCTTCGCCTCTATCTTCAACGTCTTGCCGATGTAGTACTTTGGTGTCATTAGCCAA